ATGCCGTTCCAATCTCAAATAATAAAAACACTTCACAAGATATTCCAAGTTAATCAAATGGATATGCCTGTTCAGTTTGTACAACTTAAACCAATTACAATTCAATTTGATTCTGAAACTATCAGAGATGTGATGACTCAAGATGAAATACGTGCTGAAATAGGATTAGCACCTTTAGAAGGACAAGATGTAGCAGAAGACTTTAAGCAAGACTTTGCTAAAGTTGGTATGATAGATGGGAAGCCTGTTTTTGACACCATAGACGAAGCCTTAGCAAGTGCAAAGACTTTAGGGTGTGAAGGGTATCACGAACACGATTACGAGGGTAAGACAGTCTATATGGCTTGTGAAGGTCATAAAGAAGCTACAGAGCTTTCTAAATGGATAGAAGAATTTGGAGAAGATATGCCTGATGATTGGGAATTAGTAGATGAAGAAGTTGTTGATGGAGAACATAATGATTTTGATTTTGAGCAAGTATTAAATGAACAAGCTAATGAAAAGCTAGAACTAGCGTCTTCAGTAAAAGCTACTCCAAATAAAAGAAGTAGTCAAGATGGAGTAAACAAGTCTTTTAATGACTATTACAAAGTAAGATATGTATATGCTACGGATAATTTCTTAACTAACAAATCAGGAACAAGCAGAGAGTTCTGTAAAGATATGGTAGCTGCTAAAAAGATTTATACTAAAGAAGACTTAGTTAATGCTAACAGCCAAATAGTTAATAAAGGATTTGGAATTGACGGAACTCAAAAATACAATATATTTCTTTTTAAAGGAGGGCCTCAATGCCGACATTTCTTCTTGCGTAGAATATATAAGACTTCACTAAGAGCAGCTAAAAGTAAAATATCTAGTAGTCAATTAATTTCTTACACTAAAGCAAGGTCAGAAGGATTTACTGCTGAAAAGAATGATAAGCTAGTAGCGATAGCTCCACAAAGAATGAAAAATAACGGATATAATAAACCAAGATAACTATGAGCTACGTACTATTTATATCAGAGGCTAAATTAAAGGACTCTACGGCAATCAATCTTAATGTTGATGTAGACCTACTACTTCCTTACGTAAGGCAAGCACAGAAGCTCTATGTGGAAACTAAGTTAGGAACAGACCTTAACAATAAGTTAAAAGACTTAATTGTTGCAGGAACAGTAAACCTTCCTGTAAATGCAAATTACAAGACTTTACTAGATGACTACGTTGGAGATATGTTGCCTAATTGGGCATTTTACCACGCTATCCCATTCCTTAGATTTAAGATAGAAAATGGAAATATTTACAGCAAAACGAGCGAAACGGGAAATAGTTTAAGCACCGAGGAATCTCAGCACCTACGAGAAGAAGTAAGAAATACGGCTGAATACTATACAGAAAGAATGATAGACTACATCTGTAATAACAATTCATTATTCCCTGAGTACAATACTAATACAGGAGCAGACGTTAATCCTGACCAAAATGCTTACTACAATGGAATGAATCTTGAAAGACCAAGAGAACAAGGAACAAGATTTACAATAAGAAACGTATTAGGAAACTTAAATTAATGAAGAAACACTACAAGACAAAACCAATTAACATTACTAAACTCAAATCTTATTTAAAAGATGCCGATAAAAAAAACAATACAAGAAATATCAGAAGTAGCAGTCCTCAACACAACGGTATTAAGCGTAACAACGTTCACTAATTTAGAGTTAGCGTTAAAGATTATTCTATTATTAGTTTCAATAGCTTACACGATAGATAAGTGGTGGATTCATAAAAAAAAATGATAAACCTATTATTAATAAGAGACACATTTAGTAAGAAGTCTACGATTGGAGAACTCTTTTTAAATGGAGAAAGAATATGCGACACCTTAGAGAATCCTTGGGTAGATAATCAAAGGAACATAAGTTGTATTCCTGAAGGAGTTTATCCTGTAAGACTTAGACTTCCGAGAGAATCAGCTTCAAGAGATTACTTACATCTATTAGTACAAGAAGTTCCTAATAGAGATTGGATATTATTCCACAGAGGCAATACAGCTAAAGATACAAGCGGTTGTATTCTAGTAGGACTAGGGACTGAACAGGACGTTGTTCATAACTCTGTCTTAGCTATGGACTTATTAATCAAAGAAATACTACATTTGGGCGGAGAAAATATTAACTTAATAATTAAAAATAAATAATATGAAAAAGTTTTTTCAAAAGTATCTTATCGGACAGATGTTAAAGTCAAAGAAGTTTTGGTATGCAATCAGTTCAGTAGTTATTCCTGCAATAGTAACTTACTTAGGAGTTGATGCTGATACAGCAAAAGAGTTATACCACGCAATCTTAGTTCTTATTGTTGGACAAGGAATAGCAGACGTTGCTAAGAAATAATAGATACAGATTAAAGCCTAACGAGATAGCAGTCATTCAGGAAATGAGGAAGTCAGAGGTTAGAAACATTCTAGTCATTGGCGACCTCCACGAACCTTTCTGTTTAGACGGCTACCTTGAGTGGTGTAAAGAACAATACAAAGTTCATAATTGTAACCAAGTAATCTTCATTGGAGATATTATTGACGCTCACGGCTTTAGCTACCACGAGCCTGACCCTGATGGTATGTCTTCAGGACTAGAACTTGAAACTGCTATAAAGAAGATAGCTAAGTGGTATGAAGCTTTCCCTTACGCAGATGTTATGATAGGTAACCACGATAGAATGGCAAGTCGTAAGGCTATGTCAGGTGGTATTCCTGCGGCTTGGATAAGGTCTTACAATGAAGTCTTAGGAACTCCTAATTGGAATTGGTGCGAGTCTGTTATATATGATGACGTACTTTATGAACACGGAGAAGGAGGTCAAAGTGCTGCTAAAGCAAAAAATAACCTGATGTCTTCTGTTTGTGGTCATACTCATACTTTAGCTTATACTCAATGGTTCGTAGGAAAACGCTTTAAAGTATTTGGTATGCAAGTAGGTTGCGGTGTAGACTCTACGACATACGCAGCAGCATACGCTAAGAACTTTAAGAAGCAAGCAATCGGTTGTGCAGTAGTGTTGAACAACGGAACTCTACCAATCAATCTTTTAATGCCTTTATAGGTATGCCGTATAGCCTTTTTAGGCACTTTCTTTTCTTTTTAATACTAATATACTAGACAAGCTATAAAGTTCGTCCTAGATGTAAACACCTTAATTGTTAATAACTTTGTAAATAAACTTGTTTATAATTGTGTGAGTAACTTAAAAAGTGTAGTTTTGTCAAATATTAATCAATTATATTATTATGAAAAACTTTAAGATTACAAATTTAAAAAGCAAAGTAGTTCAGTATATGAACGAAAGCGAAAAGGAGCAATTCTTTACAAGAAACTCTTTAGGAAATTACAAAAGGGAAGATGTACAGACACTAAGAAGGGAAATGTACAGTAAAAAACTGCACGACTTTGCTTTCTCTATTGGAGTAATGGCAATATTTACAATCCTTTTATTTATGATGTGTGGAACATTTAGTTTAATTGACTCTTTAATATTTTAAAAATGGAATTACTAAAAACAATAAAAGTGAATGAGGTGGTAAGCAATATTACTACGTCAGTATTAGATGGCACTATAAATCCATTAGAAGCTATTGTAAGCCTTAAAAAGCTTGAGGAGATAGTAAAGAAAGCAAAAGCTAGTATAAACGAATCAGTAATATCTGAAGCTGCTAAGTATGGTAAGACCTTTCAGTATGGAGATGCTGAGATAACAAACAAAGCTAGTGCAGGTCGTTATGACTACTCAAATATCATAGAAATAGTATCAAAGGAATTAGCATTAAAAGCTTTAAAGGACAAACATAAGGCTGCATTGAAAGTTGATGTAATTGACTTAGATACAGGCGAACTAATACAAGCACCAATCTACAAAGGAGGTAAAGAGATTATCTCAATCAAATTAAATAAAGAACTGTAATGAATTTAGAAAAATTAAAAATCCAAATACCTTTTAAATGGAGGGTACAATCAGCAAATCAATGGGGAGCATCTTGTGTAGCTTATATAGACGCAAGAGATTGCCAAGACATATTAGACCAAGTATGTGGTCAAGAAAATTGGCAGACTATATACTATGAAAGTGCAGGTTTACTATTTTGTAAAGTAGGAATAAAAATTGAAGAAGATGAATGGGTATGGAAGTCTGATACAGGTTCAGAGTCTAATGTAGAAAAAAACAAAGGACACGTTTCAGATGCTTTTAAAAGAGCTTGTGTGAAATGGGGGATAGGAAGATTTCTTTACAGTAAGACTATTGTGAAGCTACCTGTAAAAGAAAAAAATGGTAGGTTTGCACCTTACTCAGCAAAGACAGGTAAGTTCATCTATGGAGATGACATAACAAAATGGTGTAACTCAATTAGTAACAAATAATTTAATTAATAAAGACCTGCAAAAACAGGCACAATAAAAATGGATGTAAAAGGAAAATTAGTAAAGAAGTTAGACGTAGAAAGCGGAATATCAAAGTCTAAAAAAGTTTGGAAAAAGCAAACTGTAGTAATTGATACAGGAGCAGAATATAATCCTGAAATAGCAATAACAGCTTTTGGAGATGAAAACTTAAGGGACTTGGATAAACTATCTGTAGGAGATTCAGTCTTGATCAAGTGTAATGTATCTTCAAGAGAATACAACGGAAGATACTTCCACAACATAGATGGTCATTGGTTTGCA